TTAAATATGTTCATTTTTCTATGTTTAAAATAACTGGCTATAACAACGTGTATAGCAAATAGCCAATTAAGGTTTGTAATCAATTTAAAAGTTCGTGCTTCGGCTACTTGCCATACACAAACCGTTATATGCAATTAGTGGTTTCTATGGAGTAGCTTTTCTCTCGGATGCACCATAGTTAAATTCCCCTCACAAATCCAACCGTCCTTTAAATCTCCAATCAAGCTTTTACTACAGTCTGTCCAGTGTACTTTTGCTCGTGGTTCGTAACCGCCCTCATTTTTAATTACATCTAAGTCTATTACTATTCCTAGACTCTTAGTGTTATTGTCTTCTACTCTATCACCAATTACACAAGCGTTTTTTGGGATTCTATCACTCATATTTACATTTTTTATGTTAATTCAATCATTTAAAAGCATATAACATGGATTATACTCCATATTCCGCCTTGCTCCATACAGAGCATACTCAGGCGTTAGCCACAATTAGCTTTTTTAAATTCACTAATCATAAACTCATCGTTGTAAAACCAAACATCTTTCCAATTATCTCTTAGCCATTTCCCAAAAGCTAACAGTTCACGTTGTTGGCTAACATCGGTTAAAGTTAATTGCTCAGGTATTTCCTCGTTTAGTTCTTTTCGTAATTCATTAAAACAAACTCTTTCTTCTGTTAAAACTTGGCTATTTATAACACAAGCTTCTATAATTTCTATTAACTCTTTTTTTTTCATTGTATTTCTATTTACTTTATTAATAATTCACGCAACTAATTTTACACCCGTCCGTTATGTACAATATAGGCTTATTTCAGTTATTTTAATTCCTATACGGTTTAAAGCTTGATTAAACGCTCCTACGCCGCTAAAATCACTACCTATTGTTATCATAATCTTTTAAAAAATATTGAAAAATGTGAATTTTAAGTTTTAAGGCTTCTTTTGTTTTAGGTAATAGAACCAACGAAAAATACAATAGCTTTTCAGCTAAAAACATTCTTAAAGAATCTTTTATTTTCACTTTAAAAAATTTTTTTAATTATTTTTTGTTTTTCTTCATTTGCAAGAATTACACGCTCTTTTAAAAATTCTTTGTCCTCTTTTGGTACTTCAAACATAAATCTATTAACAGAAGGAATTAGGGAATTGTTTTCATTCATACAAGCCAAGTCTTCTAAATCTTTTTCTATTATAAACCTATAGTCCCACGGTTTAAAATTATGATCTTCTAGGAAGTCCGTCTCCTCGATCAAATACCTTAACTTTTGCACATCTTCAATCGTTGGCATAAAAGAAATAGCTTCGCCGTTGTTTAGATCGTTTATTTCGCAGTTTCCTACAATTTGCCAATATTCGTCTGGAAAGTTTTCTTTCAAAATGTTAACGTCTTGTTTCATTATTGCAAGTGAATACTCGGCAAACTTTTTCGGCTGATAACTTTTTGTCTCTGCAATTGCTTTTCCTATTATTTCAAAATCTGGAATACCAGACCAAAAATCAAGTTCTTTGTGGGTTCTTCGGTTTGTTGTATGAATGTAATTTAATCCAAGTTTAGAATGTAAATAAACCTCCATAATATTACCCCAAGCAATGGATTGAGTATAAACGTTTTTGTCTAAACTACTGCCAAGAAGATACTCCAAAGCTTTTTCTTTAATGTAAGTTATCCCAGGACTTGAAAAATTTGAATTTCTTCCATTTTTTACTAGCTTATATATTTTACTGTTTGTAAAGTTTCCCTTTCTGCTCATGGTTTTGTTATTTGTTTATTTAATGCTTTTATAACATCGTCATAGTGCATCTTTTGTTTATATTTTAAAACTGCCTCAATATCACTTCTTAAAACATTTGAAACTTCTAAACTCGGATTTTCTAAAAGTTTTTTTATTTCTTGTTCCTTGTCTAGTTTTACGTCTAGTCTTGCCGGTATTGTGTCGCGTCTGTTGAGGTCTGCGCCGAACAACTTGCCAAACATATCGCAAGCGTCTTTAATCGCTAAGGTTTTAGCTAAAGGATAAGCCATACTTAAGGCCCCGTTATTAATGTTCACGGTGTTAAATTCAACCTTTGTATTATTCCTCTTTTCTTCGGATGTTTGCTTTCTTAACTGTAGGTTTATCGCTCCAATACCGTCGTGATAACTCCATTCGTTCGTGATTATGTTTAAATAGTGTACTCGAACGGTAACAAAAACACCGTTGAACGTATTACCTTGATCTTTTATTTCAATTCTGTATTGTTTGAATATCTTTCTCAGTAAATATTCTACTTTATCGATTGGTATGTATTTATGTCCTTTTATGTAAGGGTGTTCTTTTATCCAATTTTTCGGCGGTTCTTGATTTAGTAGAAAATTTAACTTGTCTGATTCTTCGTAATATGATACGTCTTTGACTAAATCGATTAATTTGGGTAATTCGTTTTTCATTTTGAGTTTCCGGTGTTTAATTTGTGTTTTGTTATAATTACAGTTGAATCTTCGTACTTTCCTGTTTTCGAAATACTGTAATAAAGTTTAGTGTAACTAAGAAATTTTTTACCTATCTGAACAGGCTCTTTTTTAAGTAAAAGCTTCATGTTTCCGTAAAAACTTTCCCTATTGGTTAACTTGTTTTTGTATTTATACAATGTCATAAAATAATTGATTTATATTTTTTTGGTTTAATTCTTCAAGCAAAACAACTGTTCTGTACTGCAAGTTAATTAAATACCTATTTTTTTTTAAGTCCTCTACTATGCTAGTGTAAACTCTTGGGAAATTTCTATGCCTTATGTCTAGTAATTCTCTAGGCCTTTCTTTAAGGCTTTGGTGAAGATTTGCCATTTTATATGATTTTGTTACGCAAATATAACGATTTATTTTATATCTGTAAAAATATACTCGGTTTATTTTTGTTTTTTTTGTTTAAATTTAAGGCTTAAGAATAATTTACGAGGTAAATTTTTTTAAATATGGTTTTGTGAAACGCCTGGGTTAATTCTTAGGCGTTCTTTTTTTTAAAAAGGTGTTACATACTTCAAAGCGTACATTCTTCGTAGTACCCTCATTAATTGATCGTGTTTTGTAACTTGTTCCATATCGATCAAAAATGATATTTTCTTTTCTACGTCTGTAAGTTCTGTTAATTGCTCGGCCGTTGCTGTTTGTCTTAAATCCTTCGATTTTTTATTGAATACGATATAATTTATCGCTGTAGCTACCTCTTTGTAGTTTTGTTTGTCAAGTTTCTGCAATGATTGGCCAAGTATTAAATAATTATCTCCGGCCTCGTGCCTGTATTTTATAAGTTCATCGTGTACGAATTTTATCACTTGAAGTTCAAACTTAGGATTTATCCACATTGCAAACTTTATAAATAAGTAAGGGTGCATCCATGTTCCCCCATTTTTACCTCTTGTACTTAAATAGGGGGAATTACCCCTATTATAATTCTGGCTTATAAGTTCTGAAATAAATTCTTTAGTGTTTTTGTTTACTAGAAAATCTTTAACGTCTTTTTTCATTCCTTTTGTTTCGTTCCATTGCTTTAGCAAGGTCGTAGCGTTAAACATTCCGTCTTTCGTTCTTTGTGTTACTTGAAATTCACCCATTTTTCGCAACATCATTTTATTTGTTTTCACCTTTTTTTTGTTTTTTCGGTTATTATATTAGTACTATAAGTTTTACTTATTTAGAAGATTAAGAGGTGTGAAAAGGGTATAGGTTGCCCTAGAGCGTACCTAAAAACCCTGTTTCCTTTTGTCTTATTTATTCGTCAGACGTCGAGGCTTTCAACGGGTGCGCGATTTTACAAGATTAAACGCGCTCAATTACTTTTTAAACTAACTTGTGTTTTCTGCGTTGTGGTAATTTTTCGGCTCACAATCAAGCTATCGCAGTCCCTTTGTAGCTTGTTTCTTAGAATATCCCAAACGTTGTTTCCTCCCGATAAAAATATTCCGAAGCAAATATAAAGATATTATTTTTTATTGTGCAAATATAATTATACATTTTTTATATTTAAGGCATAAAAAAAAGACTAAGCTGAAAATTCTTGAAAACAAAGCCTAGTCTTTAGCCGAAAAACAAATATTTACTTCAAATAAATATATAAGACTGTAAATATACAGTTTTTATCTAAAGTAAAAAGAAAAAAAGGTAGTTAATTTTTGGTCATTTTTTCTATCAAAGCGCGGTTTCTGTCGGTTTTTACGTCAATTCTACGGTTGAGGTCTTTTTCCATTGATTGTATTTTCTCTTCCATCTTATTCAGATAAACTCTGTCTAATTCTATTTGATTGTAAATATTAGTTACCGTAAAAGTAGCTGAGATAACGCTACCAATAATAAATACAAACTGTACCCAATTAAACGGCACTCGAACCTCTGAAATATTATTCACTTTTGGTAATTTTTTCAATCAACCCGTGTTTAGCCATTGTTTTATCGAGCCACAAAGTAAAAGCTTTCCTTAGAAATGATCTAAAACCTAAAATATCAATAACAACCAAAACAACCCCTACGACATACCAGGTAGGAAACTCTTTTAACGCGTCGTAAGACTTTACAAATTCATTCGTAAGACTTTCCCATTGTCCCGTCTTGGAGATTACAATAAACGGCGTTATACTTGCTACAATTAAAGGCGTTAAGAAGATAACAGAAACGACTTCATCTTTGTAGCTTTTTGCTTGCTGCTCTTTAGCCATCAAATCGAGTTGGTTATCGCTTACTGTATTAGAATTAATCCTTGTTACCTGAGCGTTTGCCCTTGCTTCTATTACCTTTAATTCGCTTTCAAGTTTTTTTTGCTTTAAATCTGCTCTTCTTTTTAAGGCGTCTTTTCCTATTCCTAGTATATTACCTATAATGCCTAACCATTTCATAACTATATGTAATTTATATAAACCTCTTCACCTCTTAAAATAGCGTCTCTAATGATAGGATAAATCTTTTTGTATGCAATACCGCTAGAACCTAAAAAACCTTGATCGTCTGCGTTCTGTGTCATTCCTACAAGCAAACAACCAGCCGTATCGTCGTCGTCATTACCGATATGGATTAAAATGTATTCAAAATTGGCTACGTCTTTTATCCAAAGCATTCCTTTGTGAAAATCTGAACCGTATTTTTTCAAATATCTTTGATGAAAACCACCCTCCGTTCTAAGTTCTACTTTATACCTTCCTAAGGGAATTGCTGTTTCTCCGTAAACTTTAGCTGTTCTAACTTCGTCCTCTATTGTAAAGCATTGAAATTCGCTATCAATAAAAAAAAGTCCGTCGGTAAAATCTGGTTTCTTATTGTATCTTAGAACTTCTATTTCCATAATCTTGGTATTTGTAACACTCGATTAATTCTTGTGTTAATTCTATTCTTTCTTTTTTCATTTCCTGAACGGTCTGTATTAGAATTTGGTTGTATTGGTGCATTATCATATAAATTGCAACAATAGTACTAACGGCAAGCGTCAAACTCATGCCATTATCTAAAACCATGTTTATAATGCGATCTTTAAAATCACTCACGCTCTTTCTAAATTATATTTTTTGAATCTACCGTTCACCTTGTCGAAAACTAGCTCGACGTCTTTTGTAACTACGCCTAAACTCATGCTTATTAAATAGAATATAACGTTTAATTTTTCAAAGTTGTTTTTTAAACTTTCGTCGCTGCCAGCTTTCTCAATGTTATCAGAAAAAACTTGTACCATGTAGTGCCTAAATTTTTCGTATTCGTCAATTAAATATCTAGCGTCTTTTACTTCGATTCCTTTCATTTCTGTCATTTCTCGAAATGCTTTATCGTTGTAATCGTTTATAATAGCTGAAAGCTTGCTTGTTATTTTATAAATCAGTTCTTGAGGCGTGGCATCTGGTAACTCGTCGTCCTCTAAAAAGTCTTTGAAACCGCAGCTAACTGATTGCATTTTCAACTCAATTAGTAATTTAAACAATGCGCTTTTTACCTTGTCGAAATCTTCATTTGTGGTAAAATCCTTCATTGAAACGGCCTTTTTTACTTTTTCACAAGTCAAAAAAACAGTGTGGTATTTTAAACTTTTATAATCGTGTTCTACGACCTTTTTTTTTCGAATTTGATTTTCGAAATACTTGTTTATTAACTTCTTAAAAAACAAAATTGTAAAAAAAAATATAAGAAAAACGAACGTAAAAAATCCGTTCATTGTTCCAAGCTTGTCGCTGATTGCTTCGAGATATTCCATAACTATATTTTAATAAATAATAAAGAAAATAAAATAGTGTATAAAAAGTCTAAAAATTCGACGTTTCCTTTTCCGGTCAAGTCTCTTAATTCTTTCGCTAAAGCAAAGAAACCTGGAACAATCAAAAAAATATATTTTGTATTGAAATCAAAATCTAAAAACATCCCAAACAAACAATACAAAACACCCATGTAATAGTGTTCTAATTTGTCCTTTTTTGGAAAATCTAGTTTATAGCTTACAACGCAATAAACAACCCCAATAATTAAACCGTATGCCTTAAAATTAATAAAAAGAGCAACGCAAATCGTCACCCAGTGTATAATTATTAACCAACCAAAATCTGGTATAATTTTAGCTTGTAATTTTAGTAATCTTTCTATCATTTTCCTTTAGAAGTTATTAAAATAGTATAGTCAATGTCGCAGATACTTGTTTCGCCTCTGATACTTTCATAAAAAACCTCACCACCGTTGGCCATAAATGTTCCAAGACTGTATATTAAATTGGTTTCTACGAAATTACGTTCGTTATTTGAGCCTGTTCCCCTAGGAAAATTAACCGGAATGTTAAGAATATCACCAATCGTACCACCTATATTTACGGAAACCTCACCGTAACCCGTTTGAATATCTGTAAAACATTTGAAACTTATACGCAAATCCATTGTATCACCGAGTTTATTGGGTGTAATTTTTTTGCTAGAACCGTTATACAAGGCGGTTACTGTACTTGGTAGGTGTGAGGTAATAGTACTTCCGGCGTTATTGTTTAGGTTTACTTTTTGCCCTTCAGCGACAACCAAAGGTGATGCGCTTGTGTATTGGGTGTCTCTGTAAAGCGCCCAACCTAGTTGTGAAATGCTACTCGCTGAATCCCCAAGGCGATCAAAACCAAAATTAGAAACTGCAAATTCTCTAAAGGTATTTATTTGAAACGCTGTCCCTGAATCATTTTCTAAATCAGATACAACGTACTTAGGAAATTCAACGCTGGCCATACCTCGACCCGTTGTACCGTTTGAATCGTAAAGCTGAACGATACCTTTTTGCAATTGTTGCTCATTGTACCAAACGTCCTTGCTTGGGTGTGCAACTTCAATAATATTTGTAATTGTGTCGGTAACTAAAACCGCACTTCCTCTTAATTCTAATTTTTTAGGCATAACAGATATTGTTTACTGCAAAACCTCCGCTTTGCGCTAGTATTTCAGTTATAAAACTAACAGATTTTACGATAGGATTATAACAAAGATTGTTATAAACGAAAGTTCTAAAAGATTCCTCTGTAAATGTAGTTCCGTTTGGATCTAGGCAATCTATCAATTGAAGATTTGCCAATGATTTTTTTGCTCTGTGGTCGTTTGCGTCGTATAAATCAATTAAACCAAGCTGTAATCTGGCTTCTCTGTACCAAATCTCCTTTGTTGGTCTTAAAAGTATGATTTTACCGGTATCAAGGTCGTTTAACCTTAAGGAAGAAGCGTATATTTTAAATTGAATTGCCATGAATGTTTTGTATTTGGTAAACTCTTGAACCTCTGCCAAAATAAAGAGGAAATTCGTTTTTGTTTCTGTTTAAATATTGGGTAACATTTGACCAATAAATACCGGCCGTTTGTCTGTTTTGCTTCCAAATAGCTTTCTTTTCGTTGTAAGGTGTTCGGCTGCTTTCTGGCGTTTCCTTGTTTACCAATCCAAAAGGCGTGTCAACGTTAGAACCTTGTAAAATATATCGAGCGTATGCGTAATAAACAATTACGGCCTTTAGGCCTTCACAGAAATACGTTTTACCTTGGTAAGTATATTGACCTCCATTAATAAGAAAATCATACTTGTTTTGTACATTATTGTGTACAACGTCTTGGTAAAAATCCATCCCCATAAGCGTTTGAAGGTCTACAAACTGAGCGTCGCGAATATGGCCGTCTAACGTTCTTTTGTTGTAGTTGCTTTCGCTTATGTTTCTATCTAATTTTAAAAAGTCTTCTCTAGTTACTAACATCAAATAAAGGTATTAACTGTTGTTCATCCTGTTTAAAAATTTTACAAAGTCTATTTATTATTTTTTGCAATTCGTCCCTTTCGTTTTGGGTGTTATCAAAATAAACTCTTCTCATTGCGTTAATTGAATCACCAGACGCAGAAAATACGCTATTATCTGGACGAACTAAGGCTGGCGGTATAGAATTATAGGCCATCAAAATATTTTTGAATACAGACGTTTTGGTGTCTGCAAATAGTTTGTCATCTATATTGCTTTCAATATTGATAACTTTGAAAATATCGTCTAATTTTTCACCATCTTGCAACTCCATTTCGAAATGCGCAACGTCTCCAGAATTTTCAGCGCCTAACATTTGTTCTAAAGTTTCTCTAAAATTATCTCTTTCATTAGTTGCCTTGTGAAATTCCTTCGCTTCTCGATAATCTTCTATTTCTCCAACCAAAGGATGAGTTAAAACAACTTGTTTGCCAAAAAAACCACGTCTTAACGATCTGTTTGTGTAAATACTCACTTGGCTTTCGCTATCACAATCCCTTAAAACAGGGTCTATTATAGACAATGCGTATTCGTGTCCATGCGTTAAATTTACATATATAACTTGGCCTTTGTAGTTCTCTACTTTTTCGGCTAAAGTTTCTCCTTTTTCGAGTTCGATTTGTGCTTTTACTATCTCTTTAATTGGGTTATAAGAATGAAACCAACGAATGTCAGAATTTTTGGCCTCTGCCCAATTTTCACAATAGGCATATTTACCCACGTATTTTTCACTGTCTTTTTTACCTTTTCTCATGTAGGTATAAGGTAAAATTTTGAAATCAGACGGCATAAAGTTTGCGTTATAGCTGATATTGATAAAAACACCGTATTGATCTACTATGTTTTTGGCTATAATTTTGGCACCATCATTTAAGCTCGTTTTACCAAGTTTTACCTCATTAGCAAAGCCACGACCGTAAAGATAATTAACCATTAACCTAGCGCAACTTTTAGCCGTGTTCGAATTGTTAGCAATCCTTTCTACGATATCAGGGTAAAGGTTGTCTTTGCCATTGTTAATTACCTCTAAATTTTTGTTAAAATTGGTTTCTTTCTTCTCTAAAAGATAAAGTTTACTATTACGAACTCTTTGCATTATTTTTTCGGTTTAGCCGTTTTTTTTGTAGTCTTTTTTGCAGTAGGCTTTTTTATGACTTTTTCGGGCAATTTAGAAAATAAAGCTTCTCCCAAGCTATGCGATTTAATAAGCTTTTTTGCTTCTGCGTCGGTGAACTCACCGTTTCTCATTGGTTTACCGCCAAATCCTAACTGAATGCCGTTGTACTTGTTTTTTAAGATATAATTTGAATTTGCCATTTTTGTTGGTTTTAAGGTTTTTAAATAATCGTCCCAGGCTTTCGCTTTGCACTTAGGACAACTAAAGGTAACATTTTTTCCAAAACGCTTTTTATATTGCCTATTAAATTGAATGAATAGACCGTTTCTAGTAGTATCACTAAAAACGGCCTTAAATCCAATTAAATAAAATTTTATGTCCATTAGCTACCGGCGAAACCGTTTTCAAAAGCGGTTTTTGTAGTAGCGTAGTCAGTTTCTAGTACGTTTCTAGTCATTGAAGGCTCTTCGTAACCGTCCTCACTTGCTAAAACAAATCTTATAATTCCGTCTGCTTCTTTAGTATTCCAATTCATTTCTGAAATTACCATACCAACATCCCAGCCAAGAACCTCAAATGCGTCTGCTTGACCTACGCCTTTCCATTTTTTCTCGACAACAAAGACGTATCTAATTCCAGACGCCAAAGAATCTAAACTCTTTTTGTTCGCTGCGCTTGGGTTTAAACAAACACCTGAAAAAGTGTGCTTGTACATATCAAAAGATTCCTCTTTTTTCACCATTTCAAAACTCGCGCCTTGCGCTTGCTTAACTGCTTCAATTGTATAGCCTTGCGTTCCAGACTTACAAACAATGCTGTCAAGTAACAAATCGTTTGTTGCGTTTACAGTAGAGGCGGCTTTGTCAATATCGTCATAAGGAATAGCCACGACGTTAACCTCAATACCTCCTACCGGTTTGTTGTCGCAATCAATTTGAATATTCGCGCTTAATTTATCTTCACAATTTAATCCCATTTTTTTTAGTTTTTTAAAGATTAATATGCAACGCTAATCATGTAAGGCTCTAACATTTTAGCGTCTAGGAAATACGAAAAGTCAACGTAGTTAGCCTTGTCTTTTTTCTCGTACCAGCTCTCCAAAGTTGTCATGTCTTCATCGTTCAAAGTTCCAACCGGCACGTTGCCAGCAACCGTTAAAATTGCTCTGTGTGGTAGGTTAACTTTAGTTCCGTCGTTTTGATAAAGGTTTTGTAATCTGTCCCACTCTGATTCGGCCACTACCGGAATATTTCTATAAGTCAAAGTAGTAACACCTCCCTGTGTCAAAATCAAATTACCTCCTGATTGCTCTGTGGTTTCTAAATAATCATAGTAATTGTCATAAACCGACTGAGTTACTTTGAAGTATTTATTATCCGCGCCTTTTAACCTAGTGTCTGAACCGTTGTAAATAGACTTTAGAATAGAATAACCTTTTCCGGAAGCCAACTCTTGGAGGTCATAATTTGCACCGGAATTTTCTGTAATTTCAAAACGCTTAACGGTAGCGTCTGCAAAAATTTGCTTCCAAAGTCCGTCGAACTGATTGAATAAATTTAGATTTGTTCCGTTGGTAAATGTACCACCGCCTGAAATAACTGCTGCGGTCAAATCTGAATACCAAATTTTCGCGTTTACAGACGTTTTAATGCTTTCAGAAATTTTTGCCATTAACAACTGCATTTCCTCACTACCTGTTTTATCAAAATAATCTGGATTTGCTCTTTGTGCCTTTCTAAATAATTTTAAAAGGTTGTTTAGGTCGTTTTGACAATGTGAAAAACGCCCAGCAATCAAGGCTGGATCCCAATATTTTTGTGTTAAATCTAAAGCGTCTTGCTCTGCTGGTGTACAGCCATTAAGTGCTTCACCACCGATACCCAATTGACCAACAAAAGGTATTTGCTGTTTGTTTTGAATACCCGTTTGGATTTCGTGATACTGTGATAATTCGTTTTGTACGAATACTAATTCCATAACCGCCTGAGAAACTTCCGTTGCTTCTTGTGGGTTCAGCGTTAATCCGCTTACATCAATTTTAGTTGCCATTTATTTTTTTTTTAAGTTTAATGTTCTTGATTTGTTAGGTTCTGGTTTTGGATTTTTTAAACTAGCTTCAAACTTCGAAGTAATTTCGCTTTTAAAATCGAAAAACTCTTGCTTTACTGCCTTTAGGTCTTCTGTTTGATTGCTAATTGTGGTGCTAAGTTCTTCCTTCTCGCTTTCTAGTTGTTCTATTTTAGCTTGTAACGCTTCGTTTTGTTGTGTTAATACCTCAACTTCTGTTTGTGCTGGCTCTATGGAAATAAGCTCACCGTTTTCAAATGTCCAGGTTTCGTTATTAACTGAACGGTAAACGCCGTCGGCATTCGATCCTTTTACACGCGCCTTTGCGCCGACTTGTACAGCTTCGTCGTCTGCTAATTCGTAAAAATCAATCTCAACGCCTTCCGCGTCAAAAACGATTTTATTTTTTGGTTGTAATTTTAAAGCTTTGAGAATTTTTTGCTCAAATCTGGCAAACATTCCGGTTGCCTCTTCTTTTGTAAATTGCTCTGTCATTTTTAATTTATTGATTGTCGCAACCGCTTGATATTTTTTTATTTCGGTTACAAAGTTTTTACTCTTTAAAAAATCGGAATCTAAAAACTCGTCCTTTTTCATTAGTTCAATAGCTTCCTCTGGCGTTAAGTCTGTTTCCATTGCATAAATACCGGCTAACTTTTGTTCTACTTCTCGAAGTTCTTTGGCGGTTTTCTCCATCTGTGCCGCATTACCTTGCGCCATTGAAAAAGGCAAGTGTATAAGAAAATTGTCGACCGTGCTTGCCGTTCTGTTTTTACCAGCTAAGAAAAAAACGCTAGCAATTGAGGCGACTAAACCGCTAGAATGCGTATTTACTTCGTTAGGCAATTGCTTTAAATGATTGTAGATTGCTAGACCTTCGTAAACTGATCCACCTTCCGAGTGAATATATAGGTTTAATACTTCGTCCACTTTTAGGTTTTTGGTTTGATTCACCAATTTTTCCAAAGTGATTTCCTGTCCAACGCTACCAATTAAATATATTTCCATGCCATAAAAATAGCTATATTTGTTTTGCTCAACTGCTAAAAATGATTGTAATTGGTTTTGCCGTTATTCTGATAGGCTTTTTCTTAATTTTTAGAGGCTTTTACATACTTTTTACATATAACTATAATGTAAAAGAAAAACCCCGACCAAAACGAAGGGTTTACGTTAGTCGAGGTTTAAAAGTTGCGTATAAAAAAGAACGTTAAGAAACGTCCCTCTCCCAAATTTCTACATTATAGTTTTTATTTCTTTTTTTAAAATTAAAAACAAGAAATTCAATTCTTCTTCTGTCGTCAGGTTTTGCACCGATTATTTCTTTTAGTGTAACCTCAGAAATTTCTTTACCGTTTAAAGTTGCTTCAAATAACCCCCCGTAATTAGTATGAATTACAAAAAGTTCTTGTTTTTTTGGTTGTTTATATTCTGATCCTTGAACCATCATAAAAGTATTGTAATATGATTTAACAAAATTTAAAGGCTTAGTCTTATTTTGACTTAATGCCATTTTGAAAGGATTAAATAATTTTTTGGATTCGATTTTTAAATTAATGTTCATTTTTTCGGCTTTTAGAATTAATTACCCTACAAATATAACGGATATATTTTACCTAAACAACATTAATCATAAATATTTTTATTTTACCATGAAGTTAACCGCGTTTCGAACTGTGTTTTCGCTCACTTTGTATTCCTCGGCCGTCATTGAATAGCTGTCCAACTTGCCAAATCCCCTTGATTGGAACTGTAAGAACTTTTCATAATAGCATTTATAATTTAATATTTTGAGACTTACAACGCCTTTTTTAAGAAGGAACAAAAATTGTTCGCTGTCTTCGTATTTTTTCAAATAGTCGTAAACTACCATTTATTCAAATCGCATTTAGAATTTTTACTCCGTATTTTTGCCTGTAACGGGCAGCTGCATTGTGTACAAACATAGCCTTTAACCTCTTTAAATTCGTCGTTTATTACTTCCAAATATTTACTGTATTTTTTTTCTGGGCATTTCGCACAAACTTCGGCTCGTTTTTTTGCTAGTTTTTTATTTCTATTTGTGAGAAGGCTGTACCAACCGTCGCCAATTTCTAATATTTTAGATGTCTGCAAATTCACGAACTTCCACTTGTTGATTTTGTAAATTGGTAACGTCTTCCACGACTAAAACTTGCTGTACTTTATTAACCTGGTCGCTAATTATTCGCGCGAACTCTTGCGGATCATTTGCATTGCTTACGCTTTGTCGTCTTTGGACTATTCCACCGCTTGCGTATTTACCGACAACGCTTTTCCCACTTGTGAAAGCATTGTTAAAGTTTAGGAAATGTTTCGAGGCCGTGCGGCTCATTACGCCAATTAACTCGCCGCGTTCAGCTTCGAAACGTGTTCCATCTTCCCCGTAAAATTTTGTTCCCCCGTTAGAATGTCTTTGACCGCCTATTTCTTGCAAACCCCCTTTTTCAAATCTAGTGTTCGGCCTATCCGAAGAACTTATTTTTTGAACTGCTTTAAATCCTCTTGCCGCAACTATACCAGCCGTAAACAAGCCTTTAACTCCACCTTGTGCAAGCGCTTTCGTGATACCCTCTTGCACGTTTATACCGGCTTGAAATAGTGCAACCGCTTTACCTACGGCAGTACTTTCGCCTAGCAACTGAGAAATTGCACCAAATAACGCTAAATTGTTTTGTAAAATAGCTTCGTTTTTTGCCGCTTCTAGTTTAACTTGTCTTAAAGCGAATTTATCTTTAATTAATTGAGTGTCTGCACCGGTCTTTTTGGCTAACTCTAGTTCTTTTTTACGCTGTTTTTCCAAGCGCAAGGTTTTAATTTGAAAATCGTTTAAAAAGTTTTCTTCGTCGATTATTCTTTGATTTTCTAAATCAACCGCTTTTTGTTCGGCAATAGCTTCATTTCTTAACCTTTCGTTTTCGTCCCTTCTAGCGGTGTTCTCTGCGTCTATTTCATTAACTCTGAGTTCGTATTCTTGTTTGGTTATAACTTTGTTGTCGAAAAGTTCGCGTGCTTTTTGAAGTTCAAACGCGTTGGATTGTTCTAGTCTGTTTTTTTCTTGTTCGAAAACTTGCTCAGAATAAAATTTGCCCTCTTCAATTTTTTTCTGATTGGTTTCTCTAAACAAGCGCAATTCCTCTTCGGCTTGTAACAATAAGGCCTTATTTTTTTGTTCAATTAGTTTTAACTCTTGCGTCTTTGCTTGCTGTGTAATCGTGTTAAGCTTATTTTGAAGAGTTGTTTGCATTTCCAAGGCCTGAGTTTCTTTGTCTGTCCTTTCTGCTATCAAGTTGGCCAATTCTAGTTCTTCTTCTCTGCTTGTATCGTTTTGCGATTGCTCTAGCTGAGTTTTTTTAATTTTAAGGTCGAGAATACCTTGTTCCGTCTTTAAAAGGCGTTCAGTTTCTTTTATTGCGGTCTCTGCTGCCTTCTTTCGGACTTCCTCGGTTTTTGTGGTGTCTTCTGCGATTTTATTTTGTTCCTTGATTAAACGCAAGCTTTTGGCTCTTTGCTTAACCAAATTTATTTCGGCACGTTCGATTCTGATTTGCAGTTTTTCAATTTCGACTTGGGCGTCTGCGCTTTCTTTAATTCTTTCTGGCGCTTCTTTTAGTATTTTTAAAAACTCCGCATTCTTTTTGTTTAACCTTTCTTGCGCTTCGCTTATTTCTTGAACTCTGTTTTTTATTCTTTCGCCTATTTCTGCCGCTTCTTCTTCGTCTCCTGTTATTTTGTTCCATCCTAAACGGATCATGTCAATACCTCCGAGAATTTTACCGCTTACAATTGTCCACCGATCACCTAAAGAACTGAAAACGTTTACTGCCAAATCTTCAACCACTCCAATAATACCTTGGAATGCTCCTTTTAATGGTGCGAGTGTTTTGTTTATTGCGTCAATACCTTTTTGAGTTCCAGAAAATGCAGCAATTAAACTACCAAGAGCCACAACAATAGCGCCTATTCCTGTAGAAATTAACGCAAGACGAAAAGCCTTTGTCGATTTTGTTGCTCCATTCATGGCCACCATTTTAGCCTGTAGACCCGATTTTAAACCAGACAGCATCCCAATAATATTTGCACCCGTTGGAAATACTTTTCTTAATGCACCTTCATAATCTCCAATCCCAATCTTTTGCTCTTCGTATGCGCTTACATTATCTTTTATAAAAGCGTTATTTTCGTCTAGTTTTTTGTTTAACGCTTCGGTTTGCTGGATTCCTTCTTTAGTGCTTAAATCTAATTTATTTCGTATTGCTAAAAGTTCTTTATTGTTTTTCCTAGCTTGCTCAATAGATTTATTTTCTTGATTTATGGCTCTGTTGTATGTTTTTTCGACCGAAGTAATTTTGTTGTATTGGTCAGTCATTTGGCTAAGTACTTTTTTTTGTTGATTGTACTGTGTGCCTAAAGTTTTTAAAGCTATTTCATTTTCTGAGAATTGTTTGGTATCTCTTTTGCCTTGCTTGGTTAATTCTTTTTGTGCCTCCTTGAGCCTGTCTATTTCTTTACGAGTAGACGTGTATTTTTTTAACAAAGCATCCACATCTAAGTCTAATTCCGCAATTGTGATTTTTTCTACTGCCATTTTTTTACGTTTGTGGAGGTATTTCTAATAGTTCAACCTTCGTAATTCTGTCTGATTTATAACTAACAACCCTTTGTAAATAATATTTTCTTCCCAATTGTGCAAAATATTTCGGTCTAAAAAAGTCTAGTTCGTAAATATCAATGTTTGTAAGCCTTAAATTTAACGTAATTTTTTTATATCGTTCAATTAATTGCTGAAATGCTGTAAAATATTCGTTTATAAAATTATCGAATGATAAATCTGTGTTTGTTACTCTTGCGGCCTGTAGGTTTGTCAAAGTGTAATTGTCTGAATCATTAATCCTGTAGAAAATATCGTCTGTAAATTTTTCTGCATAAGCAATATAGTAGCCGTTTTCTATTGGCTGCCCGTTTTCATCATAAAAACCCCAAGGATAATTATAAATAAAAGCACCGTTAATTAATCTAACACCTTTTAAAGGCGAGTTTAAAATAGTTTTATTTGGTTCTAGTAATTCGTTGTCCAACTCTATCACTCCGTCTAAAAAATTTTCTCCGTCTTGATCGTAACTGTATTTTAACTCATTACTTTGAGCGTACCTTGTTGTGTACTCTTCTGAAATAACTTCGCTAAATTTGTCAGTCCAATTTTCAACGTCTGAACTTTGTAAAATAGATTCTACCAATTTAAACTCTATTTCCGTTTCACTGTTTTTTCTGTAAATTACATTGTATCTCTGAACAATATCCTTAACAAAATCAATCTGCTTTCTATTACCGATTATTTCGCTAAAGTCAATCGATATATTTTGAACGTTTGAAAAAATCCTAGTAATGAAGTTTTCAACTAAATCAAATGCAAATACAACGCTTCCAGGAATATCTGCGCTATCTACTGTCATGCTTGTAGTAATGACGTCTCCTGAGTTATAAATACCTTGGGTAACTATATTTACCTCTGTGTTATTAGCATAAGGCGAAAAGTATTCTTCGCTGGTTATTTCATTACCATTTCTAAATATTGAAATTTTTACCCTTTCAGCCTCTTGAACTTGTATTGTACCGATAATACTAACGGAATGCAAGTTACCGGTTGTAAGAGTAAAGCTGTCCAGATTAAACGTTTGACTTTGAAAAACTGTACCGGCATAACTTCGGGTGTCTGTGTGGTTTTGCGAATACTCTTGAACAACTGATCCACTAGAACCATTTTCAAAACCCTTTTGAACGCTTTGTAATTCTTTTTTAAACTTTGCGTTAGTAATTAAATCACCAGCAATAGTCCATCCTTTCTGCTCGAAAATCATTTGAAACACCGTAAACGCGTAAAAAAAGGGAGGCGTTTTATGTATATCAACGGTATTGCCTTCTTTTAAAAGGTAAATGTAATCTCCTGTATTGTTAGAACTTTGGAAAAACTCGTTAATCGTCAAGGTGTGGTTTATTGAAGTAAAGTCCAAGTCTTTTAGTTCTGAATTACCAAGAAGATCTCTTAAAGTTATATTGCCATCATAAAAAACAAGTTCGTAATTTTTCGATGTCTTTTTTAAAATTCCTTTTCCGTTATTTACAAGCTGAATTGAATCTAAACTGTAATCGATAGATACTATTCTGTAGGCCTTTTCTGAGGTGTTACCAATCACCCCAACAAAGTCGAAAATTTCTTTGTTAATTGGTGAAAAAGGTAACTTTATCGTATTACTGTAATTTGATTGCCTTTTTGCAATTTCTCCAAAGTCATTGACTTGTAAATTTCTGGAAACGCTGCGCTCGGTTAATTGCGCCCTTTTGCCATTGATAAAAATAATTTCATCCATTTAGCGACTGTTTCTTTCTCTTGTTATTTGTAAGGTAATATTTACTAAACCTCTCCTTGTGTTTTGAATTACAAAACTTCCGTCGATTAACATAACCCCATAAAAGTATTCCTCTTTATATATTTCTCCTTTTTCGCCATTGTAAAGCCATATTTTTGTTGCGCCTAAAATACTCTTTATTTGCTGCGCTTCGGGATTGGTTACATTAAAAGCTCTGATTGTATATATTTGGCCTATGTCTTTTGATAACGCCCTGTTAAAAGTTCTGACGTCCTCTGTGCTGTATTTATTAACGGCATAGGTGTCTAAGGTAGTTACTTCGTGTTCATTTAAATAAACTCTGTCAAAAAGCCAATTGCCAAAAGAACCATAATCGTTTTGCCATTTCAAATAAATACCGCATTGATCTTTTAGGTTTAATTTTAGCGGTATTGTAGTGTCGTTTATAGTTAAAGTAAAATTGTTTGCACCGGTGTTTAGTAGTCCGTTTTGCTCTGGAAAAGTATAACAAAACTTATTTAATACAAAGCCTTTGTCCTCATTAAGCATACCGTTTGCAAAACCTTCGTACGTTTGACCTTCTACGACTTGAGCTAGACCGTTGCTCAATAAAATTCTATTAAAATTTATGATTGAATTTGTACTAAATTTTTTTCCTGAATTATTGTTTATTAAACTAACGTCATAACCCGTACCCAGAAGATTCATTATCGGTAACTCAAACGGATAACCTTTAAAATATGTGATTTCCGTATTTTGTAAAACCGCTTCTGTGATTTGGGTTGTAATTCCGTTTTCGTCTGTTTCGCCTTCTGTTAATTTTTTTTTGTTTTCTGTATCGTCAAAATTTGTGTAAGCATCAAAAATAGTTAAGTCAAACGTGGAAGAATTAACACTGGAATTTTCTTTTACCTCTATTATAAGTTGTTCCTCTATAAAACCTTGGTTGTAATCGTTCGATCCTAAATTAAGCTGTATATCTTCAATTGTTTGAGAATTACCAATAAAAGCCTTGAATAGTGATTTTAAGTTTACATAAAAAAGTAACTGAGACGGGTTTACTGGATTTGGAAACGGAACAAAACTTAGTTTAATATTGTCAAGTTCAACCGTTGAAATATCTGGTGTTAAAGCATCGTCTCTAAAAACAATGATAAAATCGTCATTTGCCGGTATAAAACCAGCAATATTGAACGGTAATTTTTCAAATACAATTGCCATTTATCTAAGGTCGTGTCCTAAAAATTTGTGTATTCCGTTCCCTTGTATATGAATGTTAAAGGCTTCCCAATCTGCCGGCTGGTCTTCTTTCCAAAGAACGTCAACGCTGTATTTTGTAGAATATACGGCCTCTTTAGTAATTTTTCCTTCTTCGTCGTATTCTGCTGGAACGCTGCAAATATTACCTATTTTAACAACTACGTTTTCGTGATCTGGTATTTCTTTTCCTTCTTCGTCGGTTGTTACTCCTAGTCCGTTGATATATTCTAATGCTTGCTCTTGGCTTTCAAACTCGTATTTTCCTATTTTCATAATACTATTGTGTTAATTCTTGTAACTCTGTGTCGGTTAATGCTTTATTATAGACTCTTAGGTCTTTTATTTTTCCGTAGAAATAGTCTCCAGAGCCATCTCCTCTATCAAAAAATATACTGTTTAATGTGTTTAATGCAAATGTAGAACCAGTGTTTTGATTATCAACCTCAAGACCATTTACATACAAACTAAAATCATTTTCTTTATACTTAATAGCGAACTTATTTAACTCAGTTGTATCTACAATAGTATGAGAATAGTCAAACACAGAAACTCCTCCATTAATAATAAGTACTCTAATTGAGTTACTAGAGGAACTATAACCAAATCTAATTATATTACTTGTACTCCCATCACTTAATGATAAAAACCTAGCGGTTTCATCATCATTTAATGCAGCAATTTCAGCATACAAAACACCCTCACTAGAGTTAATGTAATCTTCAAGTCCAGACTTAGAAACTGATTCTGCTGCACGAGTTACTGTAGAGCCACTTGTTGGTATGTAAGAAGTTGCGTAAGATTGCTGTTCTAGTTGTGCGGCCCAAGCGTAAAACGTGGCAACATCATTTGTATTATCACCCCCCCTTAATCTTAATGTTAGCTGTGTTGACTGAGTAGAAGAAACATCATACCTCTGCCACTCAGTTGTTAAAGTAACAACAACTGACTCAGCACCTCTTGTAAACAAAGTGATATCTTCCCCTCCACTATCTCCTTTCAAATAAATAGACCCAACTCCATCAAATTCAGTAACCTGAAATCTTAATGCACTAAAATCCGATAAATTTGAACTATTACCTTTGTCTAAATTAATTTTTGTTGCGTTTGATGTTCCGTCTGGAGAAGCGTAACCAAAATCCAAAACTGGAGTAGAGCCAATACCTCCGTTTAACTTATCCCAACTTG